CGATATGCAGAACAAACTCCCGAAGAAGCAAAAGAATTTGAAATGTTCTTAGCGGAGTTTTCTACTACTATGTCTACTTTAAAACGTAAGGGTTATCTTACACTAAAGTATTCTGGAGTAGAGGCTGATGATATAGCCGCACTTATATGCCAAAACCGAGAAAACATAGGGGTAGATGAGATATGGATGATATCATCAGACAAAGACTGGGATTTACTAGTCGATGAAAAGATCAGTCGCTTTTCGACTGTAACAAGAAAAGAAACAACACTACTAAACTGGGATGAGCATTATGACTTTGACCCTTACTACTACTTGACTTACAAGGCGTTGACAGGAGATAAGGGAGATAACGTTCCTGGTGTAGACGGGGTAGGACCGAAACGTGCAACTCAATTGATTGAGCAGTACGGAGACGTCTTTGATATTATGGCGAGTTTGCCACTAGAAGGTAAGTACAAGTATATTCAGAACTTAAATGAGTTCGGAAGCGAAGGACTAGAAGCTGGTGTAAAACTCATGGATTTAACATACGATGTCGATGCAGCAGTGCTAGGACATGGACAAGAAATTATAGGATTGGTAGAAAATTATGTCAGTGAAGATAGATTATAGTAAAGATTCTCTCTTGGATGAGTTCGCACATGCAACTTTAAAAGATAGATATATGATACCAGGTGAAACATCACCTCAAGAAGCTTTTGCTCGTGCAGCAGAATGTTTTGCGGATGATGAAGCTCATGCCCAAAGATTATACGACTATGTAAGTAATCTGTGGTTTATGTTTGCTACGCCTGTATTATCAAATGGAGGTACTCGTAGAGGATTACCCATAAGTTGTTTCTTAAATTATGTAGATGATAGCAGAGAAGGTATAACCGAACATTTTACGGAAAATGCTTTCTTATCATCTTTTGGAGGAGGTATCGGTGGTACTTGGAGTGATGTTCGTTCCTCTGGAACAAAGACATCAAAAGGCTCAGAAAGTACTGGCGTTATTCCTTTCGTAAAAGTAGTAGATGCAGAGATGTTGGCATTTAGCCAAGGAGTAACTAGACGGGGTAGTTACGCAGGATATCTACATATGTCACACCCCGAGATAGAGGAGTTCTTAGATGTTAGGAAACCTACTGGTGGGGACACCAATCGTAAGTGCCTTAATCTTCATCATGCTGTGGTGGTTCCAGATAGTTTTATGGAACTCATTCACTCTGCTTCCAAGCATAGTGACTTCGATGATAGCTGGGATCTTATTGATCCTCACACTAACCAAGTAATAAAAACAGTTAGTGCTAGAGCATTATGGGTTAAAATCTTACAAAATAGAATGGAAACAGGTGAGCCTTACCTAATGTTTGAAGATGCTGTTAATAATGATTTACCAGATTTTCAAAAAAGAAAAGGATTAAAAGTACATCATAGTAATCTATGCAGTGAAATTACTCTTGCGACAGATGAAGAAAGAACAGCAGTATGTTGTCTTTCTAGTGTAAATTTAGAGTACTATGATGAGTGGAAAAACCATGGATCATTTATCCCTGACTTAATCCGTATGCTAGATAATGTACTAACATACTTTATCGACAACGCACCAAGCCAACTCGAAAGAGCAAAGTTCAGTGCGCAAAGGGAGAGAAGCGTAGGATTAGGTGCAATGGGATTCCATGCGTACTTACAGAAAAACAATATACCATTTGAAAGCGGTCTAGCAGGTGGTACAAATATGGAGATGTTCTCATACATCAAAAACAAAGCAGACCAAACTACTAGACAACTTGCAATAGAAAAAGGTGCATGTCCTGATGACGATACAGCTTCTGTAAGAAATGCTCATCTTCTCGCAATAGCACCAAATGCAAGTTCTAGTATATTATGTGGCAACACAAGTCCAAGTATTGAACCTTTCAGAGCTAATGCTTACACGCAGAAAACTAAAACAGGAAGTAACTTAGTAAAAAATAAATTCTTAGATGCACTCATCAAAGAAAAAGTTAGTCCTGAACTGTATGAAGAAACTTGGTCTACTATTGTTGCAAACAAAGGAAGTGTACAACATCTTGATTTTCTAGATGATTGGGCGAAAGATGTATTTAAAACAGCTGTAGAAATAAATCAAGCGTGGGTAATAGAACATGCTTCAGTCAGACAGGAATTTATCTGTCAGTCTCAAAGTGTAAATCTATTCTTTCCACCTGATGTAAACAAAGCAGACTTACATAACGTACATATGTTAGCATGGGCTAAAAATTTAAAAACATTATATTACTTGAGAAGTGAAGCTATCAGTAGAGCTGATAATGTATCTAATCAAGCTAAGAGAGAGATAATCTTTGAGCAATCAGATTGTCTAAGTTGCGAGGGATAAAATGGCAAACTTATTAGAAGAAAGAGAGTATTACAAACCGTTTGATTACGGGTGGGCATTTGAAGCCTACAAAAAACAACAACAAATGCATTGGATGCCTGAAGAAGTAACTATGGCTGATGATATTAAAGATTATAATAAAAATCTTACAGAAGATAATAGACAGTTAGTAGATAATATATTTAGATTTTTTACACAAGCAGACGTAGATGTTTGCTGTGGATATGCTAAGCATTATCTTCCTACTTTCAAAGCACCAGAAGTAAGAATGATGTTAGTATCATTTGCAGCTATGGAAGCAGTGCACCAAGATGCGTATTCATCTTTATTAGAAACACTTGGCAAGTCCGAGGATATCTATAAAGAGTTTATGGATATACAACAGATGGTAGAAAAACATGAGTATTTATCTGACTTTAACATGGACACTCCACATGATATAGCCAAGACTATGGCAGTATATAGTGGGTTCACAGAAGGAGTACAGCTATTCTCATCATTCGCTATACTACTAAACTATCCTAGACATAATCTTATGAAAGGAATGGGACAAATAGTAACTTGGAGTATTCGTGATGAAACACTTCATGTAGAGAATGTATCAAAACTTTTCAGAACATTTATATCAGAGAATCCTGAAATATGGACAGATAAACTAAAGTATGAAATCTATTGTGCTGCTGAAAGAGTAGTAGAACTAGAGGACAAGTTTATTGATATTTGTTTTGACAAAGCAGAAATACCCGACTTAACAGCAAAAGAAGTCAAAGAATATATTAGATATATTGCTGATAGAAGATTATTAGGTCTAGGTATGAAAGCTATATTTCATAGTACAGTTAACCCTTTACCATGGATTGATACACAAGTAAACGCAGTTGAGCATACCAACTTTTTTGAAAACCGTGCTACAGAGTATGCTAAGAGTAGTACACAGGGCAATTGGCAGGATATATTTTAATGGCAACAATTACAATAGATGGAATCGAACATGATTCCGATAACTTCAATAAAGACCAAAGAGCTTTACATCATGCAATAGGATTCTGTGATGCTAAATTAGCTGACCTCGATAATGAGAAAGCAGCAATTCAAACAGCAAGACAAGCATATGTAAATGATTTGGGCAATAGTCTAAAAGACGAATAATGGTTATATACATCGGGTACGACTCTAGTCAGCCTGAGGCATATGCCGTATGTGAGGCTTCCATACGAAAGTATAGTGGAAGCCACACTATTAAACCACTGATAAAAGATAAGTTAGAAGTATATAATCGACCTTTTCAAAATGAAAGTACAGAATTTGCTTTTACAAGATTTTTAGTACCATATTTATCTGATTATCATGGACACGCATTGTTCTGTGATGCTGATTTTATGTGGAAATGTGACCCACAAGAAATAGTGTATCATGCTAATGAAACGCATGATGTATATTGTGTACAACATCCCGACTTTCTAGTACCTTCTAGTAAGATGAATGAGAAAGTAAATAGTTCTTATCCAAAGAAAAATTGGTCATCCTTAATGTGGTTTGACAATTCAAGGTGCAAAACCCTAACTCCTACCTATGTAAACCAAGCCCCAGCGGGTGCGTTACATGAAATGAAATGGGCAAATTCAATCGGTAGTTTACCAGCAGAGTTTAATGCTATGGTAAATTACTATCACTTCAAAAATCCAAAAGCAGTTCACTTTACAGACGGTGGGCCGTGGCATGGTATAAACGACAATGAGGAATACTCTCAAGAATGGAACAAACTTTACGCGACCTTACAGAAAACAAATCAATAGTACTTGTTGGAAACTCTGTCGAAATACTACAACATCAACTTGCTGATTATATAGATAACTTCGATACAGTCGTAAGATTTGGTAATGGAGTACCTGACTATACTAATTTTGATAGTATTGGTAAGCGTACAGATATTTGGATTACTGGATTTTTAAGATATAAAAAGAGAAATAAGTTTCCAAAAGATTGTGCAGTACTGTTCAATCGTTCTCGTATGCATTTGGGAGACGATGCGGATGAGAGACACGACATACGTTTTAAATATGTCGATATGTTTTCGGACAAAGAGCTTGTGTCAATATTCAATTTAGTTGGAGCGGAGAACCACGCAATCATAGGCGCAAGGCCTTCTGCAGGTTTCATTGCAATTCAATATTTTTTACAAAAAACAAATTTTTCTACTCTTACATTGGTAGGATTTGATTTCTTTTCTAAGGCACTTCCAATTGTCGCAGGTGCGAACAATCCGTACAGTTGGCATATTCCTGTAAGCACAGTCAATAGCAACCCCCATTCCCCAAAGGAAAAGGAGATTGTTCTTGATTTGCATAATAGAGGAATAATTGATTGGAAAATTTTGACCGATTTGAAAGAAGGTTACTTAGACCTTTCCTAAATAAAATCCCCTTTCTACTAATTTTCCTGTTGTAGCTTTTTGCTTTGTTGTTTTGGTTAGTAAAACTTCGTTCAATCTTGCATTTCTGAAGTTCAAAGGAATACTATCAATTAATCTAGTATAGCAGTCCCATGGTACAGCTAGTTGAAGACCTGTCTGTAGAAGTAAATAATCTTTTGCTAAAAATCTGTGTTCTACATCTATACTCCAGGATTTTCTTAACATCACATTATAATCTAGTAATTCTTTTGCTCCAACAGCATCTAGCTCTACTAATGTATCGACCTTTCCATTTACATACAATGGCGACCATGAATGATTGTAGAATGTAAGTGCTTCAAAGAAAGCATGATCTTTACACGCTATTAGTTTAGTATCTACTGCTGGTCT